GCCGACCGTGAGGCTACAGAGCTTGAGTTAGAATGAAACTCCGAAGTAACACAACCCAAGCCAAGGTCTTACGCGCAGTCCATGACAATCCCGGCGTAGGCGCTTGGTACGAGGGGAGGTTGCGGGCTGTGTTGCAAGCGGCGCTAACCGACGCCGTGGGCGTCATTACCGAGGCCTGGAACGAGGCACCGCCGACCGTTGGTATTGCCATGGATGCCGGCATAGTTTACTACCCGCCACATGAACAGTATTTGGTCAACAATGACACTGGGTTTGTAATTGAATCTTCGCGGCGTTCGGTTCCCGGTGAATGGAGGCTAGCGTATGACGCACCTAGCTCAACGGTCAAACTCAACAAGGCATTGAAGAAATGGGGTGACAAATGGCGGGGCAAATTCGACAATCTCTCGGGCACTTTGGCAAAAAAGTTTGCGAGTCGTTCGTTCACAACTACAGACAACGCCATGAGGGCGGCGTTACGCGAGGCCGGCTTTACGGTCTCATTCACGACAACACGGCGCAGCCTAGAAAGCTACAAGTTAGTTGTTGCGGAAAATGTTGGTTTGATACGAAATCTGCAAGCCTCATTTTACAACAGGATTCAACAAGATGTTTGGTCGGCTGTACGGTCGGGCTCGGACCTCCATACCTTATCGGTAAAACTACAGACCTCGTACGGTATCGAGCAGAAACGTGCCGAGTTGATATCGAGAGACCAGAACGCGAAGGCGAAAGCCGTACTTGAAACAACACGCCGGCAAGAGTTAGGAATTCGCAAGGCCATATGGCAACATAGTGCAGGCGGCAAAGAGCCTCGACCGGTACACGTTGCTTGGGGCCGCGAGGGGAAAGTCTTCGACTTAGATAAAGGTTTGTTTGATCCTGACGAGCAAGAATGGGTTTTTCCGGGGCAGCTCATAAACTGCCGTTGTACATCACGTGCGGTAATACCGGGTATTGACGAGGAGTAATTGTGGAATCGATTTACGTCATGTTGATTCTGTTGAACATCCATACGGGCGAAGAGGTTTTTCGTAAGATTGAAAGCGGTCCGTATGAGACAATTATTGAATGTACGAAAACAACTGTTGGTCAGCCGGCTGAACAACCGAAAGATGATCTTATAACTATTCACGAGTGCGTAATCTCGCACGTGGATAAAGTGTCATGACACTACCGCACCAGTGCCGTTGTTTTATCTGCGGCGAGATAGGCACGATTACGCCGGGTTTGCCTAACGTGTTTGCCAACCTACTCGAAGGCAAAGTAGACGTACCGCCCGAGGACATCGAGCGCCGAGCCGTCGTACAGAAAGGCGACCCCGGCCCGCACCCGCTAGAGACCAGGGGAACTAGCGGTGATTCGGCCTACGCTTCGAGTCGTGCTGACGAGTTAGCCCCGCGCGAACCGCCGCCGGCATACGCCAACGTACCTACGTGTGTCCATGGGTATACACGTTGCATGCCTTGCAAGTTTCCGGCGGCATAGCACATAATCGGGGGTATGCCCCTACGTTCTGGTAAATCAAAATCGGCGTTTTCTCACAACGTCGAAGTCGAAGTAGAAGCCGGTAAGCCGCAGAAACAGGCGGTTGCTATCGCGTACTCGAAGGCGGGCGAAGATACTGAGATAGAGGTCGAAGACGAAGACCTCGACGTTGATTGTGCCGTGGACGTCAGCCCCAGGCTTGCCATGGATCGTGCGCCTACCTCGCGCACCAAAGATCCTGTAAACGGCTGGCTACACGTCAAAGATTGTCGGATATCGAAGGCCAACGTTTGTCCTTATCTCGGTAGGGAAATACCGGGTTCCGAGGCGTTGGGGCTTGCGCCTGATGAGGTGTACTACCTCTACCGTGACGCCGCCGCCCTTGAAGCCGCCGCGTCATCGTTTGAGCGCGCGCCGTTAATGCTACATCATGTTGCGGTAACGGCCGATAAACCCAATAAAGACAAGATCATAGGCACGATTTCCAACGTGCGTTGGCAAGCACCGTACCTCATTGCGGACCTAACAATTTGGGACGGCGAAGGTATCGAGGCCATTGAGTCAGAACGACAGCAAGAGCTATCGCCCGGCTACCACTACAAGCCGGAAATGAACAGCGGCGTAGCACCAGATGGCACGCCATATCAAGGGCGTATGCTACAGATTCTTGCAAACCATCTTGCAATAGTAGACACTGGGCGCACCGGTCCCGATGTTATGGTCAACGACAGGAACACTACGACATGAAACTTGCTGCAGTCATCAAGGCCATTACGCCATTTTTGGCAACCGATAAGAAGCCCGACGAAGTGCTCGCCGCCGTGATTGCGGCCGATAAGAAAGCCAAAGACGCGGCCGGTAGCGGCCTCGGTGCTCGTGAGCTTGAAGAAAAAGATCAGGCAGCCAAGGATCGTAAGGCGGCGCACGATAAGGCTCGGGACAAGATGACGGCCGAAGACAAGAAAGCGTTTGACGCCATGTCGGACGAGGAAAAGGACAAAGTTGCAAAGGATCGCGACGACGATCCGGAACACACGAATGACGAGGAAATCGACGCTGAAGACGAAGACTACACCGAAGGCGCAGACCCGACGACCCCCGGCGGAAATCGCGCCAAGGGTAAGACTGCGATCGATTCGGCCGAGGTTGACCGGCGCATTGCGCGGGCCGTAGCGAACCGCGACGCGCTGCACACGGCATTGCGCGAGGTCGAGCCAATCGTCGGCCGTATCGCCGCTGACAGTGCCGGCGCGGCCTATAAGGCGGCTCTCGACAAGCTCGGCGTTGACACTAAGGGTATTTCGCCCTCGGCTTTCCCGGCAATGCTGAAGCTCGCCAAGGACAAGGCCCAAGCGACCCCCGCGAGCCCGGCAATGGATAGCGCAGGCGTCGCGGCGCTCGACAAGGTAATTCCCGGCTACGGTCGGCTGCGCTAACCCACGGCACTAAGGAACACACGAACATGAGTTTTCAGAAAACCATTAATGATCAGCAGGCACCCGGTGTAAAGGGTGATTTTGCCTCGACGAACCCGTTCTCGTCTGTGCTCGCCGGCCAAGGAACGCTCGTAGCGCCTCCCGGCGGCCTCCTCGTGGGCAACTTCTTTTGGATTGGTCCCGATGGTACGTGCTCTCAGTCGTTCGTAGCTGGCTGGCAAGTTGCGTTCCTCGGCCGCAATGAGCAGGCGCTTATTACGATTTTCCTTGGTGAGGCGTCCATGCTTGTACCGGCCGGATTCCCGGTCGTCGGCTTTAACGGGGGTGACTTTTGGGCGCAGTTCGAGGCCGGTGCAACGGTTGGTCAACTCGTGTTTGCCGATCCGAATAACGGAGCTCCGCTCGCGGGTGCAACCGCCCCGGCTGGCGCGACCTCCACGGCTTCGGCCGGATTCACGGGTACTGGTACCGTCACGAATGGCTCGGCCGTCCTGACTATCAATACCGCGACGGCAGGCATTTTGTCCGTTGGCGACACCGTGACAGGTACTGATATTCCTAGCGGTACAACGATCCTGAACCAGTTGACCGTTACGGCGGGCTCGGGTGCGGGTTTGCTCGGCACGTACACCATGAGTCAGGCGGCGACCGGTGCCGCCGGCCCTGAGGCGATTACCTCCACGTCTACTGTGCTCGACAATACGGCTGACCTTACGGGGGCGCTCAACTTCGGCGACGTGATCAGCGGCACGGGCGTTACAGTCGGCACGACTGTAGGCGCACAGCAAGCCGGGTTTTCCGGTGTTGCAACAACCGCAGTCAGCACGACCCTTACCGTTACCTCAGTCAATCCAGGCTCGGGCTTGCTGTTGAAAGGCTCGCCTATTTCGGGAGGCAGTATTCCGGCGGCGGCCACGATTGCCTCACAGACGAGCGGCACTCCTGGCGGCGTGGGAGTCTATGTGTTGAGTGCGGCGGCCACTGTTGCGGCGGCCGGCGTACCTGTACAGGACGGCGACACCCCCGGCGGCATTGGTCAGTACACACTGAGCGTTGCGCAAAATTTCGCCTCGACGACTGTTACGGTTGCGGGCACGTCGCAGCCTACCGGATTCAAGGTGCGGGGTACTTACAGTCCCTTGGCCGGTGAAATCGGCAAAATCAGCACGCTATAGTCAACCGTCAAACTTATAGGAAACTCGAACATGCGTATTGATCTTGCAGACCTCGGCCGGCGTTATGGCGTCCACGTTATGCGCGCGCTTAATGAGGAAGTGCGACAGCTCGAATTGATGAGTTATGACAGTGCATTCGACGCACAGCCGCAGCTCGTTACGGCGGTCAATGCCGGCATTCCGTCGCTGTTTACGACCTACGTTGATCCGAAGGTTATCGAGGCGCTCGTTCGACCGACCAAGGCCGCCGAGTTGTACGGCGAGACCAAGAAAGGAACATGGGTCAGTGATACGGCAATGTTCCTGTTGGCGGAGCGTACCGGCGAAGTCACCAGCTACGGCGACTTCAGCCAAGACGGTATGGCAAATGCCAACGTCAACTTCCCGCAGCGTCAGAGCTACCACTACCAGACGAATACTCGTTGGGGTGAGCGTGAGCTTGCGCGCATGGCAGAAGCCAAGGTTGACTGGGCGACTCAGGTCAACATGGGCTCAGTGCTCGCGCTCAACAAGTACCAAAACCTCGTGTATCTGTTTGGTATCGCCGGGTTGCAGAACTACGGCGGAACGAATGACCCGAGTCTGCCGCCCCCGATTGCGCCGACCGAGTCGTGGTTCGGTGCTGACGCGGCCGTGATCTATGCCGACGTTCTGCGTATCGTTCAGGAAATGATCCACCAGGGTAATGGGTTGGTCGATGCCGAAACTGACTACACCATGGGTATTTCGCCCGGCAACGTCACGAATTTCAACAACACGAATCAGTACAACGTCAACGTGTTTGATCAGATTAAAAAGAATTTCCCGAATCTGAAAATCGTGACAGTGCCTGAGTTTGCTATCAACGGCGGTGGTCAGGCGGGCGGCACCGAGCTTGTACAGCTCATTGCCGACAACGTAGAAGGTCAGCGAACCTGCGAGGCTGCGTTTACTGAAAAGATGCGAGCCCATGCGATGGTTGTGAAAACTTCGTCTTGGGAGCAGAAAAAGTCTCAAGGCGCATGGGGTACGATCATTTACCGCCCCGTGTTCTTCGCGCAAATGTTGGGATAAGGCAATGCAAGCGCCCTATGAGGGCGCATTCGCTTCGAGTGTTCTAGGACGGAATCTCGAACCGCTCGCGCCGTTCGCCTCAGTTCTCGCAGGCGCAGGCGCGTGGCAGGCCGGTCCTGGTGGCCTCTTGCAAGGTCGGTTTGGTTGGGGCAATCCCGCAACCGGCCTTGTCTCAAACTCCCCCATGACGGCCGCCGACTCGCTCGGGCTCGTCATCCCCCTGCAGTCAGTCAATTACGCCAATGGCGGCGTCGTGGGCGGCCCGGCGAAGTTTGGTGGCCCGCAAGCCGCGTGGACGTGGCAGACCTACGATCCACAGTTTAAGGCTTGGCGTATGCGTCAAGGCATTGTCGCAATCCTCATGGACGCCGGTAATTTTTGGTTGCGGTTTGCGGGCGGTGCAAACTACGGCGACACGGTGTACGCTTCAACTGTTGACGGGTCGGCTATCTCGGGCAACCCTGGCGCAAATGCGGTCATGACTGCGTTTAAAGTCGTCGGAGGCAACCGTTGCGGTAGCTGTCTCATTCAAGTTTCTTCGACCGCAAAGTTTTTCTAACAATGAAGGATACCGCACTATGAGTGAGCCCATGATCAAAATTGGTTGCCGACTGCCCAATGGTTACACGTTGGAAGTTGGTCTGCAGACGACCGTAACCGGGGGCCCGCAGAATCGCGCTATTACGCAGGTACAGCGTCGGGACAACTATCAGCGTATTAAACTTCGCGGAACCCACGCGCACACGGCCGCCATGCGTGCGCAGAAAATACAGGTTCCGTCAATCCTCGCGCCTCAACCGTTCTTTACTTCGGTGCCGGTCGCGTTTTGGGAACAGTGGAAGAAGGAACATAAGCGTAACGGCGCGTTGAAGAACGGCGATATTTTCGAGGTCAAGAATGAGGCCGACACGAAGGCGATTGTTCTCGACGTGATGGCAAAGAAAGGCCCGCTTGCGCCGGTCAACCCTGAGGAAGTCTTGAAGGTCGGGTCTGACATGATCGAAAAAGCCAAATTCGACGACGAGTAAATCAACATGCCCGTAGTCCCATGTCCTACGCCAAGGCCGCAACCCGTTCACGGGGTCGTCGTATTTGACCCTACAGAATTCGTTGCGTTGTATCCGGAATTTGCCGGGCTCACAAATGGGACTATGCAGAATGCATTTAACGACGCGGTGTTTTTACTCGATAACTCGTGTTGTTCTGCCGTGCGTGATGCCAATCAGCGATTGATTCTGTTGTATAAGATTACGGCTCACGTGCTGTTTTTGACCCAAGGAACGAACGACGGCGCCGGAAATGTGACGACGCCGCACGGGATTGTTGGCCGTATTGATTCGGCGAACGAAGGCTCGGTAAGCGGAAGTGCACAGTACAACGCAACGGTATCCGAGTCTGAAGCCTATTACATTCAGTCGCAGTACGGTGCAGCGTTCTGGCAAATGACGGCATCGTATCGGACCGCCTTGTACATTCCGCCGCCTAGCTTTGGTCCGAACGGCCCCGGGTTCCCTTGGGAATTTGGCTTTAATGGAGTCGAGTGACATGACAGTCGCCGAGCGAATCAATATTGGTTGTAAGTTGCCTCATGGGCTTGTACTCGAAATTGGGTTGGATCCGAAGACTGGTCAACCCACGAAGCGGTACGAAGCGTTCGTACTGCAGGGTACGATCAAAGCTCGTCCGGGAGCGAAGTTTGGAGAAACTCTCGTGCCCTTATCGGTATGGGAGGCGTGGGTCAAGAGAAATGCCAAGCTGCGGTATGTTCTCGATAAGTCGGTTTTCGTTGTAACGTAAATGGCAATACGCGGCGGAAATCAACTCGAACGTGTACTCGCCCGAACAGTGACCAAAC